CCCTGAGATTGCACCTCCGATCAGCCGAAAGGTAGATCGTGATAGTAGTACTCTTGGCGTCCAGAGCTATGAGTTCCATCCCAAATCTGAGATTGCAGAAGAGGTTGGTTGGGACACATTCTTTGAGCTGAATTGTGAGTGGCAGCGGCTCATGGATAGCACAGGAATGGCTCACGCAATTTCTATGAATTGGTGGTCCGATATGACAACAATGGACCGCGAATTTATGTCACGATGGTTGAACTCCCCCTTGAAGAGTTTGTATTACTCTCTTCAAGTAATGTCCGATACGCAAGACAAAACAGACGCCTACGCAGCTATTAGCGACGTAGATGTTGATGCTTATCTTGCGGGCATTCTTGATGGGGATTCGGCACCTGATTGTAATTGCGCAGAATGATGAACCCGTATCAGAAATTGCTTGCACGGAAGCGGACTTGGACCCCAGTTCAAACAACCGCCGGTAAATTGAAAGAAGGGGCGGAGGAGGCTATCTTCCGCGCTCTGGCACTTCGACAACTGGAGCTGCCTGTCGGTGAGTTCATCAACGACGCTTTACAGTCCGAGGTGCCGGAAACGGCCCGTGAACTTCTACTCACCAACATCAAAGACGAGGAGAACCATGACCTTGCACTGGGATACGCAGCAAGTGCGGTCGGCACAGATAGCCAAGCAGAAGCGGAAGCAGCTCGCCTCCGAAAAGCTTGGGAAGATCATCCAGACCACACCGTACTCAAAGCACTGGTGGCTGAGCGAAGCATATTCTTTGTTATCCTCCCCTTCTTCCGGTTCAACGGTGACGCTGGACTGAGGACCATCTCTGCGGACATCAGCCGTGATGAACAAGTACACGTCGCTACCAATAGCTTGGTATGTCGTGAGCTTGGCCTCACTGTTTCTCCTAGTTTGGATCGCCTCCGCAAGGCAACCATTAATTGGGTGATGCAGCCCCTGGGCAAGTCAGACGACAAGTACCTGGACAAGCAGTTCTGGCTCGACCAGAGCGACAGCTTGATGTACGCAGGTAAAGCGGAAGGTCTTATCGAAACTCAAAGAGCCAGGGTGCCTGCGTTCTTCGAGATGAGCAATAGCGACCTTCCGAGTTACGCTTGATAAAGATAGCGTTTTTGTGGGTTATGTCTCGTATTTCGCAGCTGTTAATGCAGCAAAATAAACCTTGGAATCCAAGAATGGGTCCCAAGCCAACCCCGGCGCAAACAGCGCAAAAGCTTGTAACCCAAGCTGCTTCGCAGATTAATAACCCACAAGAACGTCAAAAGTTTTTAAAAGAGCTTGGTTACCAAGAAGTTTCAGGCAGAGGCGGAAAACAGATAAAACAAACTGGTTCTCCTGTGCTTGGAGGTTTTATACCTCCACAAGGAAGCAGTGAAAGAATTATCGAAGCTTTTGAAAAAACGCCACAAGAAGCTGCAACTAATCTTGGTCGTACTACAAGAGAAGCTGCTTTTAACACTGAAAAGTTTTACGAAAATCTAGGAGAAACTCCAAGAGAGGAGGCTTCTAGAAAAGCTGCAGAAGCTAAGTACGAAGCTGAACGTCCGTTCCGTGAAGCAGAAGCAGCAGAACGGCAGGCAGAAGAATCACGTCAAGCGCTTGAGCGTCAACTTTCAGAACAGGCTCGAGTTAAAGCTGAATCTCAGGCTCAGCTAGCAGAAGCAGAAAGACAGGCACGTATTGCTGGAAGAAGAAGTGCCGCTACCTCCGCTCGGCTTCGTTCTCAATCTCAAATAGAACAAGCTCAAACACAACAATCTTTATCCCAAACAGCTCAAACAATACAAGCCGCAAGACGCTCTGGACCTGGAGCAACTGTTGGTCAACCTAGGCGAGCACAGACTCGAGTGTCTTCTGGTCTAGGCATTGGTGGCTATGGTGGGGCTCGTGCTTCTCGCGTATCACCAACCGGACTCAATATATGATTCCTTTTATTGACCCTGAGATCATCAAATATCTGGAAGAACTTTATCCAGATAAATGCCCTGATCTTAGTATGGAAGAGAAACTTATCTGGTTTACCGCTGGTCAGGTGTCGGTTGTACGTCACTTAAAAGATCAGTACAACCTCCAAGAGGAGACTAAGTATGTTTAACCTTGGCCGCCACGACGCAAAATTTGTTGAACCAGAGTTTTACGTAGATCCTCTGGATGAACAGTTCTCTGGTGTTAATAACCAGATTTTGCCGGTTATTGCTGGTGCTCTAATTGCAGGCGCAACCGCTTATTCTGCTTATCAATCTTCTCAAGCAGCAGAACGTCAAGCACAAGCAGCTAGAGAACAAGCTCGAGCTCAACGTGAAGCAGCTCTTGCTCAAGTTCGTCAGATGCAAGCTGATGCTGAACAACGTTCAAGAGAGTTCCAAGCATCTTTGGAGCAGAGCCGAGCACAAACTGCACAAGCAGCTCGAGCAGCTCAAATGGCACAAGAAAGTGCTATGCGGCAGGTTGCTCAGCAAAAAACTTCTTCTGCTCTAGCTCTCCAACAGCAACAGCTGCAAGCTGCTATGCAACGTCAAGCAATGGCTGCTCCTGTTGGCTCAAAAGTACGTCGTCGGGTTGGTACGCCGCAGGCACTTCGTACTAGTTTAGAGATACAATCTTCTATTGCTGGTACCGGAGGCAGTGGGCTCGGTATCAGCTCTGATACGACAACTGGAACTGGTGGTCTGAATGTCTAATGCTGCGGCTCGTTATTCGGCCCTAGAGCCGGAGAAGACTATTTACCTTGATCGCGCTATTGAGTGCAGTAAGTACACTCTGCCGACTCTTATTACCGATAACGACCGCAGTACTGGCAAGAACATTTACACCAAGATTGCTACTACCTACCAAGGTCTTGGTGCTCGTGGTGTAAATAACTTAGCAAGCAAACTTCTGATTGCTTTGCTGCCTCCTAACCAAGCTTTCTTTCGTCTTTCAGTAGACGATATGAAGCTCCAAAAGGAGCTGGATAACTTTAAAGAACTTCAATCGCAGTTCGATCAGCAGCTGTCCCTGATGGAACGTTCCGTGATGCGGGACATTGAAGAATCAGGTGATCGCACTGCACTGTTTGAAGCGCTGAAGCACCTTATTATCGGTGGCAACGCGCTGCTTTACGTTTCCGAAAATGGTACCCGGGTATATCCACTCAAGTCGTTTGTACTTAATCGTGATCCTGAAGGAAACATTCTTGAGGTTGTTGTCCGTGAAGAGGTCAACCCTGAGGTTCTTCCAGAAGGTATCTCTCCTAAGAAAGTTGAAGGTGGCTTTGTAGATAAAACTGTTTTCCTCTACACCCACGTCAAATGGGATTACAAGAAGGATCGTTGTAACTGGCAGCAAGAGGCGTACAACAAGCCTGTTGGTAAGCCTGGTTCTGTTCCTATCGACAAGAGCCCTTGGATTCCTCTTCGTATGTTCCGTGTGGCTCACGAAGCCTATGGACGTGGTTACTGCGAAGAACTACTCGGTGACTTGAAGAGTCTTGAATACCTCAGCAAAGCGATTGTCGAAGGTTCAGCTGCAGCAGCAAAGATCATCTTTCTCTGCAATCCAAACGGCACGACTCGTCCTGACGCTCTTGCTCGGGCTGCCAATGGATCAATTGTGGCAGGCAACCCAAATGACGTGGCTCCTCTGCAAATGCAGAAGCAAGCAGATCTCACGGTTGCTCTCAACACCATTGCAAGGATCGAGCAACGCCTGAGCTTTGCGTTCCTGCTTAACAGTGCAATTCAAGCAGGTGCTTCTGGTCGTGACCGTGTGACGGCTGAAGAGATACGAATGGTTGCCCAGGAGCTTGAGGCAGGTCTTGGCGGCATATACTCCATCCTCAGTGTGGAGCTACAGCTTCCTCTGGTTAACCGCAAGATGGCTTTGATGGAACGTCAAGGCCGTCTACCTAAGCTTCCTAAGGACATTGTTAAACCTCAGATCACCACTGGTCTTGACGCCCTCGGTCGTGGTAACGACAAAGCCAAGCTTATCGAGTTTCTACAGACCTTGGCCGGAACATTGGGACCGGAAGCTATGGCACGGTTTGTTAATAGCCGAGAGCTTATTACTCGTCTTGCTGCTTCTGACGGCCTTGATACGTACAAACTCATCAAGAGCGAAGAAGAACTTATGGCAGAAGAACAGCAACAAGCTATGATGATGCAGCAACAAATGGCTATGCAAGATCCAAACAACGATCCTGCTAAACAAGCCGCACTAGTTAAAGCTGAAAATGACTCAATCCGGGCAGAGCAAGAAGCCGCTATCGGCGGCCAGTGAAGAGCCTAAAGCAGTAGAAGCTCCGGCTCCTAAGAAGGAAGAGCCCAAGTCCAAAATGGACCTTCTCATTGAGCGTCTCCGTAAGGAGAAGCCTCAGATTTATGAGCAGTATGTTCAGGCTGCAAAGAATCGTCGGCCTGTTTGGATCTATCCTGATCTGACCGTTCGTATTGGTTGATCATGGAAGTCGTTGCTAATGGTGTGTTGGCTCCTGAAGAAACAGGACCATACAGCGAGCAAGATCTGCAAGCTCTCCAAGAGAGTGAACAGCAAGAACAACAAGAGGAGCTAATCGGTGGCAAATTCAAATCTGCCGATGATCTTCTCCAGGCTTACCAAGAACTTGAAAAGAAACTTGGAAGTCGTTCTGGCTACGAAAGGGCAGATGAACAGTTTGAAGAAGACTCTGTTGAGGAAGACCAAGCAGCTGACGTTGCTGTCCTTTCTCAAGAGGAAGAAGCCACCATTATGGAAAGTATTGGTGGAAAGGAAGCTTTTTCAGCAGTTCAAGAGTGGGCTCGCGCAAACCTTGACCAAGCTGAACTCGATGCTTACAACCGCGAAGTAAACAGCGGTGATTACTACAGAGCTCGTAACGCGTTGCAATCACTGCAATATGCGTACCAAGACAACGTAGGTAGTGAGCCTGATTTGATTGGCGGCAAGCTTTCTGGAAATAGTGCTGACGTGTTCCGCTCTACCCAGGAAGTAATGGCTGCTATGAACG